TAGGATTTGGTTCTGCAGCCAAATACTCTTTCCATATATTGAGAGAGTCTTGAGGAGTAATACCAAACTTAGTAACGTTAGAAATAATAACATATACTTTATTAATATAAGGTTTAGATGCTAAGTATTTTGCAGCCTCAAAATGACCTTTATGTGGAGGCTTGAATTTACCAGGATAAAAGCAAGGTCCTACATCAGGTGATGCTTCTTTTAATAAGTCTTCTACGACCTGTCTACCTATTTTTTGTGCGTCTATCATGACTTGATGAATGATTTTGCTTTGTTAACAACACTAGAAATGTCTTGTGATTTTAATTGCAAAACCTGCTTCTCTATGTCTCCAAACTGGTCAGATAGAGTATCAATCTGCTTATCTACTAAAGCTTTAGACTTGGCTATCTCTTCAGGAGTTTTTTGTTTGGTAGGATCCTTTTTGAATGTAGACTTAAATTGTCCAGAAGATAAAAGCTGTTCAAAGAACTCTTTTAACTTACCAGACTTATAAGCCTGTTCAAAGTCACCTACCATCTTGTTTTCTTCATCAGAAAGGCCTGTTTGTACCAAATAGAATTGGTCTCCAAACATTTTCTTATATGTAGAAATGTTTTTATATACATTATTCCAACTAGAAAGAACTCCTACTGTTGGCACCTTTCTCTCTCTTTTGAAGTTACGAAGGAAGCTAACAATAGGATTAGTATATACCATGACCATCATTATATCATAGCCAGCATTTTTAATGCCAGTTATTCTATCAACGTTAGTTCCAGTGGTATCATACAAGAAGTTGTCTCCTGATTTTATGGCATTAGGAAGGTCTTGTTTGTCAATCTGGATAGAAGCCTTTGCCAGATTGTTATACATAGGACTGTCTTTGTCCTCTACATATTTATCTGCATTGAGTTCTGTCCAGCCTGATTTTTGTAGGTCTGGTTTGATCTGTCTTACAAAAGTAGATTTACCTGCTCCAGCACCTCCGGCCATTATAATAGCCTTCTTGCCAGACTCGGCTTCCAATAATAAGTCTAGTAGCTTTATCATACTACTAATAAATATTAATTACCCAGTTTAACGGTATTAGGAAGAGTAAGTAGTTCTATCTCTGCCTCTGGATGCATGATCTTATAGGTCTCGTACGTATGTAAGAACATATCAAAGTACTCATCGACAGTCTTTTTACCTTCAATTATTTCCCATCCTGCGCCTTGCATTTTTTTGCCACTTTTGTCTGGGCCTCGTTTTGTAGATTTAAGCCATATGATACCGTTACGATCCACTTTTTGGAGATATCTTTCTTCATAGGCTTTAGTGTAGGCTGACATTTGTAAGTAGTAGCTTTCATGAACTGAGTTTGATGTTTTAATATCTAATAACCATTTCTCTCCGTTTATATCAACTAGAAGGTCTAATGTTCCAGAGTACTTGTGAGTATCTGAATACATGAACTCTTCTGACAAAAGAAGTGTAGGTTTGTATGTGGTCCAAAAATCTGTAAAGCCAAGGATCATCTTCCATACGTGAGTATGATAGTTTACCTTACCATCTGGTTCGATCCATCGTATCTCCTCACCTCGTAAGAATTTTTCAACGGCGTTGTGGACTTGAGTTCCCTCATCGCCAGCGCGACGCATAACAATATCAGCATTATGCCCCATATCTTTAAGCCAAGTTTCAAAGAAGTGTCCCTTAGGGAAATAGCCAAGGATAGTAGTGACCGAAGGGTAAAAGACCCCAGGCGATCTTTGATAATATCTCGCATCATGTAAAGTGATTTGTCTAAGTTCAGGATCTGTTTCTACAATTCGTTTTAAGAACTTGTCTCGATAGACGTTCTTATGTTGCTCAATCATATTAGTTGTATTTTCTTGAGAAGTAGATCACTAAACGATAGTGGCTTCGCATGGTGTAGTAACTTAGTCATGTTTTCAAAACCAAGTTCAGAAGGATCTTTCCCTTCTAGTTCAATTAAATATACTTCCTTCCCATGATTGAGAAGGTTTTGTGAATAATCTAACGCTTCTTTCAAAGCATCTTTGTCTAATGCTAAATATATAGTTTTTACTTCAGACTCTACTAATTTTAACATGAGTGACTTAGGAATAGTCTTACCAAATAAAGGTACAGCATTTCTACGAATAGCAATCGCATCAAACATACCTTCACATAATATCACAGGAACAGACCAATTAATGAAGTACTCTAGTCCTATAATCTCTGTTTTATTGCAGCTTGGAGCATCGTATTTACGAGACGGGTCCTTTTCAAATGATCTAGCAATGAAATAGTTTACATTGCCGTCTTTGTCATAGGATGGTACCACAATGCGATTCCTATACCTACCTGTCTTACAATAGCCTATATTATATTTGACTATGTCGTTTACAGATATACCTCTTTTCTTTAAGTATGTTAATGCGTGTCTAGTCTCTAGTGACTTATCTGGGTTTGCTAGAGATAAGAACTCTTGAGGTAGACTTACTTTGTCTGGTTTAATGGTATCAATCTTAGTATTGTCTCCTTGAAAGTAGTTCTTCATCTCGATGATTTTCTCTGTAGGAGCATCTATCTTCTTTAAGAGTGATACTGGTGTTTTACCTTTTGTAGGAGGGTGGCAAGTCCAACAATTGTATTGTCCTGACTTAATATTCACTATAAGCTTAGGATTATGATGCTTACATACTGGACAATAAAAAGCGTAGTCCATTGTTGTTTTAGAACCTTTGCCTTTACCCAGGACTGTTTCCAATAAACCTAGTACTAGTAATTCTTTATCCATTACCTAAATATAAGACAAAAAAATGACATAAAAAAATATTTATTAAAAAAGATTTTTCTGTTTCAATAATTTGTTGTATATTAGTTCCATACTAATGCTGTATACTCAGGCTCTATGCCATAGCTTGGTTAAATTCCATGAGTGAGTTTTAGAATGAGTAACCAATGCAGCTACCAGGAGCTAAGACTAAGCACAATGCTTCAGGTATATAAATATAATTGACAGATAAGTTTTAGAATAATATCGGCCATATCCGACGGTTTAGTCCGCTAAAGGGTTCTAAATATAAACTGCCAATGAGAAACAAAGTCAATCACACTATAAACAAAGGCGGAATACCTTTAAACTAGCCTATTGTATGAATCTAGAAGATATTGAAATAGATGAAAACAAAATAACCGAAGAGCAATTAGAAGCGCTATATATTTATTTGTCAATGACTTACGATACCATGAGTGAAGATGAAAAAAAAGTTTGGTATCACATAATGGAAAAAATAGATAAAGAATTTTATGAGCAAAATTAAATTGTTATTACTAGAAGGTTGTAGTAAGTGTCAAAAATTAAAAGAAGCTTTAGGTAAAAATTACATTCACTACGAATACGAAATTTGTAAGTCCGATACCATTATATGTGACTCTATTGAAGATTTAACAGGCTGTTCTAATTATCCTGTGGTATTAAAAATAATAAATAAATCTTTTATAGAAGAAGTGGCATATATAACGGACAAATATGAGGATGTTGGAAAAACATTACAATTAAATAATCGTGTAAGAGGAAAAGCATTTTACTCTATAGATAAATTGATAGAGTACGTAATAAATTTGTAAATTAACATAATGAAATATAAACAGTTAATATTAAGAAAGATTTTTGAATTAAACAATTTAGTAAATTCACAAAGAGCTTTAGTCTCTACTGCTAGATCTCAAGAAGAACTTCATGCTCAATTAGATAGAGTGAAAGCTAAACTTGAAGAGATAGAAGTGTTAATAAATAGTGAATCTGAATTTTAAAAAATAAGTTATGAAACAATTAAGTCCTGAACAGATTTTAGAGAATCTGAATAAGTTCTATTCTATTATCGATAAGTATATTACTGGAGATAGAAAGGATAAACTTATAGATTTGTATAAAGGTATTGAAGAGACTCTGGCTATATCTCCTGCCTCTACCCGTATTGGCCACCATAATTGCTTTGCTGGTGGTTATGTTGATCATGTCATTAGAGTTATTGAAGCATCTTTGGTATTTGAAAAGGTTTGGGATAGATTTGGCCAGAATAAAGACTATACTACTGAAGAATTAGTATTCTCTGCTATTAACCATGATTTGGGTAAATTAGGTACAAATGAACAACCTATGTACTTACCTAATGATTCTCAGTGGCATATTGAGAAACAAGGTATGTTATATAAGTACAATCCAAATATAACTCATATGAGAGTAGCAGATAGAAGCTTATTCTATTTACAGAAAGCTGGTATAGAAGTCTCAGAGAATGAGTTCTTAGCAATCAAGTTACATGATGGTCTTTATGAAGAGTCTAATAAAGCTTATTATATAACTCATAATAAAGATACAGAATTAAAATCAAATATAACCTATATACTTCACCAAGCTGATTTGATGGCTAGTAGGGTAGAAAATCAAATTAAATAATTATGACAACAATTATTGCATCTATATCCTTATGGGTATTTACCATACTAGGATATGTTATCTGGAACCTTTTCCAGAAAAATAAAAAGTTAGAACAAATGGTTTTGTCTCAACAATTTTTTATCAATGGAGTAAAAGATTGTATGAAAGATATTAATAAAACAGCAGATCAGATTGATGCCAAGATTTGGGTACAATCAGACCCTGAGTTCCTTTTATTAATGGAGTCGGTTAAAGAAATGCAGACAAAGATGAACCAATTCATAGAAGAATAATATGATAGAAGTATTAGGAACAGAGGAAGCAGTCTTGCTAACAAAGAAAGGTGAACCTAGGAAAAGAAAGCCTAAAGTAAAAAATAACTACTTTACATCTGATACTGAGGATGCTATTCTAAGATATAGGAATAGTAAAAGCTTGGCTGAAAGAAATAAGATATATAATCAGCACATACATTACGGATTTTATAAGCTAGTTGAAAATATTATCCATACCTTTAAGTTTTACTATACAGAAGTAGATAATATAGAGGATCTTAAGTACGAAGTAATCTCCTTTCTCCTCCAAAAACTAGACCTTTATGAGCAGTCTAAAGGTAAGGCTTATTCATACTTTGGTACTATTGCCAAAAGATATTTGATCATATATAATCAAAAGAATTATAAGAAGCTGGTATCTAAAGCCGAGATTGGTGACCAACAAGATGACGATGCCTTAGTTAATAGCCTAATAGTAAAAGAACCAGAGCCAGAGCTAGATAAGCTAGATGTGGTCGAGCTTTTTATCAAATACGTAGATGACAATCTCCTTGAATTATTCGAGAAAACAGATGAGATAAAGGTCGCTGACGCTATCCTTGAGATATTCAAGAAGAGGGAAAATATAGATATCTTCAATAAAAAGGCTGTCTTTATCTATGTAAAAGAGATGACAGACGCTCAGTCAAATACAATCACTAAGGTGATCAAAAGACTCAAAACTATATATAAGACTATCCTTAATCAGTATCTTGAAAACAATGACTATTAATATTTATTCTAAAAAGTCATGGAACTTGACAAGGAAATATTTAAAGGGAAAACAGTTGCTGACCTAGTTGAAGAGGTCTATAATAAACATAAGAATCAAGATTCTACCATAAAACAGGAGATCATGAGACTTGCCGATATGATTGAGACTCCTGGTGATGCTATTGTAATTGTGCCACTTTTGAAAGGGTTTATGGACTCTAGTCTAAAAAACGACGAGGTTCTTATGAAACTTTTGGCCTTATTCCAAAAAGCTTCGGCAGAAGCCAAGAAAGGAGAGGCTGAAGATTCTGGTGTATTGACAGAAAAGGATATTGCCCAGTTGTTCAGTGAGGTTTCGAATATTAAGACAAAAGATCCTAAACAACTACCTAGTGCATAATGGCATACGAATTAATAACTCCCATTAATGCAGCAGTTGGCCAATTACATGGTCAATACTTTATTATTGGTAGAGTTAAGAAAGTAGTCATGGGTCCTTTTATAGGAAACACCAACAAACCTGATCCTGACTATACCAATCCTGGGGATATAGGTAAAATTAAATACGAGTTACTTTATTCCCCTCTTGCCACTTCTAAGGCTAATGAAGTATCTGAACCCGCCTTTCCTATTTTCTCTTTTATTAAGCAGTATCCTGTAGTAAATGAGATAGTATTAATATTAGGTGGACCTACCGAAAGATTAAACGATAGTTCTCAGAATCAACAATTTTTTTATCTTCCTCCTTATTCTATATGGAATAGTTCTAATCATAATGCTTTTCCTAACATGTATGAATGGCAAGACTTTCTAGCCAACTATTCAAATAAGCCAGGATATCAAGGAAATGCTACAGACATCCCTAA